TATTTAATGACTGGGTTAAAACTGAAGAAGACATAGAAACTCTTCAATTGACCAAAATGATGATTGAAAACAGAGCTAACACTATTTGTCCACCTAAACCAACTATTGGGTTTAGATCGCATTTATGAAGATAACTAAAGACATATTAGACAGATACGTAGCGGAAGGTTGGTTAATCTCTCAGGTTCACCCAACTCTTCCATTGACAATCTACAACTACTCTCAAGCTACTCAATACGAGGCTCACTGGGATAAGGTTACTTTGTCTGCACGAGGTCTTGTCTTTGATGACGCTGGCAGGTTAGTTGCACGTCCGTTCAAGAAGTTCTTCAATATTGAGGAAAACAAGCACATTGCGACTGAAAGCTTTGAGGTTTACGAGAAGATGGACGGTTCTTTAGGTATCATGTTCTACTACGAAGGAGAATGGATCTTCGCGTCTCGTGGTTCTTTTACTTCTGAACAGGCATTGAAGTTCAAAGAGATCTTCATGAACAAGTACAAAACATCCCACCTTACAGTAACTAACACTTACCTATTTGAGATTATCTACCCAACTAACCGAATCGTTGTTGATTACGGTGAGATGGAAGACGTAGTCTTGTTGGGCGAGATTCGCACTGAGTCCGGTGAAGAGTTAGGCATGAAGTACTGGGAGAACAGCATCTTCAATGTGGTTAAGAAGTACGAATTCAAGGACTACAAGGAGATTCAAAAGTTGAACTGGGATAATAAAGAAGGTTTCATCGTTCGATTCTCTAATGGAGACCGTTGTAAGATTAAGTTCTCTGACTATGTGAAGTTGCATAGAGTTTTGACCAACTGCTCTTCTTACGATGTCTGGGAAAACTTAATGACCTTTGACAAGTTACCGGAAGAGATGTTGCAAGATGTACCTGATGAGTTCTACGATTGGGTTAACCAGTTGGAATTGAGATTGAAGAAAGAATACGAGTTCGTGTTCAACCAGCATATGGCGCACATGTCTAGCATATTTAGATATGGCCTTGAGCGTAAAGAATTTGCGTTGAAGGTTCAAGAGTTAGAAGGTGTCAACCACGGACTTATTTTTGCTATGTATAACGGCAAAAAAGATAAAATGAAACAATTGATCTGGAAAATGATAAAACCAGAGTACGAAAAACCATTTAGTAATGCAGACAATACTTAACATTCTAACAGCGACGCTAACACTCTTTGCTGTGATCGATATGATCGGCAACGTGCCGCTCATCATTAAACTTAGAAAGACGCACGGCGAGATTGAGTCTCTGAAAGGAACTATCATTGCTGCAGGAATTATGATTAGCACACTCTTTGCCGGTACTTTTATCTTTAGACTGCTTGGCATTGAGACTTTTCATTTCGGTCTAGCAGGTTCATTCTTGATTCTCTACTTTGGAGTCAAGATGGTGCTGGGCATTGATGACCATGGGCAACAGAAGAAAGAGGCGATGAAGGCCACTATATTTCCAGTGGCCTTTCCGCTAATCTCAGGTCCGGGAACCTTGTCGACAATCATGTCACTGACCGGTGAGTTCACCAAGCTTGAAATTACAATTGCTATTATACTTAATGCTATTGTGATCTATCTAGTGCTTAAGTCAGCAGATTGGATTAAGAACAAGGTCGGTGTAACTGGGATTACAATTACCGAGCGAGTGTTTGGTATTATCCTGATCGCAATCGGTATGAAGATCCTGCTACAGAACTTACTGCTTAGTATAGAGTATGCTAGTAGTGTAATAAACGGAATATGAGAGAATTTACATGGTGGCGCAGGTTCCATGGTGTTCGGAAGCTGCCCAAGAAATACATTTACAAAGGCGCTTCAGAGCTCTTACAGCGCATTGAGTTTGGTGAATATGAGTTTAATCATCTGGGCCTAGAAGTCCACTTAGAAGACAAGATATTTGAGCACAAGAAGGCTCAGATCATGGCCGAGTCTCCGTGGCTGAAAGGTGCAACCTTAGAAGAGAAGCTGGAATATGACCGAAAGCAGCGCCACAAAAGAAAGCACGCAATCATGAAGGCACATCTCGAAACTGAAGAGAAGCTGCTGGTTCAACTTGCAAAAGACTTGAGCTCTGAATTTAGTCTTGAATACGATGTTGTGAAAGAGCTAATGGAAAGCTTCGACGGTACTACACGAGAACTCTACTTTAAGTGCATGAGCCTTGCTGCTGGTAAAGAGATTGACTCAGAGAAGATGCATCGTTTCTTTCGAGCACAACCCAGACATATCTTAAAGCCAAAAGAGCAGAAATACATGCCACTCTGGGTTGAACTGTTTAAAGAACGAAATTGGCAAGTTAGAGAAGATATATAAAGCAAATAATATTATAACACAATGGCAAAGATATTTTACGTAACAGAAAACACTCCAGACTACGCACAGTGTCATTTCTTTAAAACAGAAAAAGAGGCTCTAGAATATGGAATCTCACAATTACCTCAATTCGACATGTATGACGAACCAATGAATGACGAAGAGGCAGACGGCGAAGAATGGTACGCTGGAGACTCTCTAACATTTAAAAAAGGAATCTTATTCTCACAAGAAGAAGGTGATGTTTATGTACAAGCAATGGAAGATGCTGAAGCAAGAGAGTATGTTGAAGAAAAAGGTGAAGATATTGGTGCTATATTCTTTGATGGGTTCTCAAGAGGTATGTATGGTTACTTAGGTAGAGGTACTGATGGTAAAGGCATTAAATGGGACTGGGACGGCTACGATCTTAATGAGTCAACTACAACTAGTTCATTAAAACACGTACAATTATTTGAACAGTTCATTAGCGATAAGAAATAAAAACATAAACCATTATAAAGAATAAATTAAAGGCCAAACTAATGTTTGGCCTTTTTTTGTGCTCTAGTTGAAACTTTTTGGTAGTATCATAATATATACTACTGAACTTTAAACTTATTGATATGAAACTAGTCGATGCACTTCGCCAGGAAAACGTTCTAACAGAGAACGGCATGGCAACCAATTCAAGCTCATTGAGCGCAGTTGTAGACCTATTCTTTAATATAGGTGCAATGCGTGGTCAAGACAAAGAGCGCTTAATCGCAACTTTCTCAAAAGCATTTTATCAAGATCCGACCAGAGCAATGAAGATTCTCTTCTGGGCTCGTGATGTCCGTGGTGGCGCTGGAGAACGTCAAATCTTCCGTGATATTATGGGTTACTTGGTGGATTCACACCCAGAAGCCTTGAAGATGAACCTCAACCTAATTCCAGAGTTTGGACGTTGGGATGACCTTCTAGTTCTTGAAGGCACTAAGCTACAAGCGGATGCTTTTAACCTAATTCAAACTGCTCTGCTTAAAGATCATGATGGATTGTGTGCTAAGTGGATGCCACGTAAAGGAGTAACTGCAGCTAAGTTGCGCAATCACATGGGATTAACGCCAAAGCTTTACCGTAAGGTCTTAGTTAGCCTAACTAATGTAGTTGAGCAGCTAATGTGTGCTAAGAAGTGGGAAGACATTGACTTCTCTAAACTGCCTTCAGTTGCCGGTGCTCGTTACCAAAAAGCATTCTGGAAGAACGCTAAAGAGCAATACGAGACTTACATTGGTAAACTTCAAAAAGGCGAGGCTAAGATCAACGCCGGTGCAGTTTATCCTTACGATATTACTAAGTCTCTACGCAGTGGAAACGCTGATGTTGCGACCGAGCAGTGGAAAGCGCTACCAAATTGGATGGAAGGAGCCAACGAGATGATTTTGCCAATGGTTGACGTTTCAGGTTCAATGAGCACTCCAGCTGGCGGTAATCCAAATGTAACATGTATGGACGTTGCAGTCTCATTAGGTCTCTACATTTCTGAAAAGAATGAAGGTCCTTTTAAAGATGCCTTCTTAACTTTCAGCGGTAAGCCAGAACTACAGGTCTTAACCGGAAGCTTGAAAGACAGATTCCAACAGTTAAGCCGATCAGAATGGGCAATGAACACTAACCTTGAAGCAGCCTTCAAGCAAGTCTTAGACCAAGCTGTAAAGCACAATGTCACACAAGACCAAATGCCTGATAAGATCTTAATCCTATCAGATATGGAATTTGACCAGGCAACTGCAACTAGAAGTTACTGGGGCAGAAACGATAATACGGCTGAATGGAACCCAACGGCTCAACAAATGATTGAGAAAATGTACAACGACGCTGGTTATAAAATGCCAAAGATTGTATACTGGAACATTCAGTCTAGAACTGGTCAGGCTCCAGTTAGATTTGACAAGCAGGGTACTGCACTGATCAGTGGATTCTCACCAGCAATTATGACTTCGGTTATAGCAGCTGAAGAGTTTACGCCAGTTAGTATCATGGACCAGACAATTATGAACGAACGTTACTCAGAAATTAACGCATAGACAAGAAGGGCTTCGGCCCTTCTTTTTTGTTTTACATATAAAGAGAAAGAAATGGCAACAATAGACGTAGAAATAGACATCGACGACATCCTATGGGAGATGAGCACCTCAGAGAAAGAGGACCTTTGTCGAGAGTTAATCCAAGATGGTTATGGTCCTGGACCTGAAGATTTTAGCGGTATGGAATTAGATGAGGTTTTACAGGCTGAGACCTATTCTGAAACTGAACTAATTAGCCTCTTTAAGGAAATGTGGACTAGTCGACGTTTTATCGATCACACGCTGGTTGATGAATTAAGAGCACAACTTAGAGAACGCAGAGTTCTTTGATATATAAACAAAATAAGGTTTCTTACAGCAAACTACAATACTTACAAGCAAATATCAAGTTAAAGTTCAAGAAACCTGTTAAAGGATCGGTACAGCAAAAAGTACCATTCATACTATGAAAGAGTTAGCGAAGCAATTTAGGTTGTATTGAGCTAACAAGCCGCTAAAGTTGCTGAGCGGTCTATAAATTAAGGGTACCACCAACTTCTCATTGTCGGTGAAGAAACATGAGACCAGCTGAAGTATAGTAGGCCGTCGAAGTAGAAGCCCAAGGTGTAAAAAGAGATATAGCTGCCGAGCCGAAGAATACGAACACGATCCTGTTATAAATTAAAAGCCAGACTTCGGTCTGGCTTTTTTAGGATATATATGTTATGGCAGGAGATAGTCTTAAATTTAGATCAGAAAATAGCGTGTTGAGTAAGATCAACGGCACGCCTACTCCTGAAATATCGCAGGATATAACTAACAGTACTTCAGATGCTAATGATAATGGTAACTCTAAGATTAGCGACAATCAGAATAAACTCTCTGCAAAAGAAGGCCAAGGTTTAAATAAGGTCAATAATTCACAAGATCCAGCTAAAGGCTCAGATGGTTTAAGCGTAAATGACATGAAAAACCAGTCTAACGTTAAACCAAGTCAACCAGAACTGGGTTCAATTAGAGAGCAGAAGATAGAGACAACAAACGACAAGAACGGTAACGTTACTTCAAAGTCAGTTCAAGGTCCGGAAGTAGAAGAGAAAGGCTGGTTAGAGACTAAGCTAATGGAGGCTATGGGTGAGATGATGAGTGATATTGGCGAAGGAAACAAGAATGTTGATAACCCTAAAAGTGCTGAAAAGGAAAACATTGATTCAAAAACCAAGAACACTCCAAAATCACAGATGGGCAGAGTGCCAGCGTTAGATGCACAGAAGCCATCTCCTGAAATACCTAAGTCTACTGGTGAAAGAGAAATACCGAGCCCTAAGATGCCACCTAGAACTCCAGCAAATGCAATGCCAAGGATGAACATGCCGAAGGTATCTGTTCCTAAGATGAGATTTAGATAATTTAGACTGAACAAGATAGATCTTGGGGCCCCAATAAGGGCCCTTTTTTTTGCAAAATAATTGCCAAAAAGTTTTCTAGTGTCAATCTTTTTGTTTATATTTACACTGTAATTAAAACAAAGAACATGGAATATACATTTAAAGCAAAAGAAGTACATTGCAACGGTGTTGGTGGTTATGGCTACCAATCTGCTATCAAATCTAAAGAATTAATTGAAGCAACTATATTAAAGGTACGCTTGGATCTTGGTATTAACAAAATCTGGAATATGATTATTGAAGCAGATCCTAATGGTGATTACCACCAAGGACATAGATTTAATACTATTGATAACTTAGTAAGTCGATTGGCAACTGGCCTTGGAAACTGGGCTTATAAGGCATTCGGAGAGAATCCTGAACTGATAGAGATGCGAGTACGTAACGTTCTTGAAACTCTTAGCTATGATGACGCTATAACAATTGTGGTCGATGCACACCGTGACTGCGCCGGAGCCGATCATTGGTATACATTCGAAAAAGACTGGGGATGATCTATAACTATATAATTTACTACATACTAATTGGCGTTGTATTCAACTTAATCTATGACTTAATTGTAGATTTGATGAAGAACGAAGATATACGTTTTAATATACATGAACGCATTATCGTGGGCATATTCTGGCCCCTCTATATTATTGCATTTACAATAAACTTTTTCAAAGCACTCTCTAAAAATAAAAAAGATGACTAACTACGGCTACTGCTGCATCAACATAGAACTACGCAAAGACAAGATCACTACCAACCGCGGTATGATTAAACGTACCTTTCAAGAACGTGGTATCGCATATGCTTCAGAGCTGGCACTCAACAACATTCGTGATCTAATCGAGATTATCAAGTGGAATCACAAGAATGACATCACACTCTACCGTATGTCAAGTGACATCTTTCCATGGATGAGTGAATACGAACTCAAAGACTTACCGGACTACAAGAAGATCTCAACACTGCTCAGTGGCGCCGGCAATCTGGCTCAGAGATACGGACAGCGTATCACGTTTCATCCTGGCCATTTCAACGTACTTGCTAGCACGAATCAGGCTGTAGTTGACAAGACTATCAGGGAACTTAATCAACATGCAGAGATCATGGATCTGATGGGCATGCCTAAAAGCCACTATGCTGCAATCAATATTCACGTCAATACAACACAAGGCGGCAAAGACGAATGTCTTGCTCGTTTCAGAGCTAACTTCAAGCTGCTTAATCCATCTACTCAGGCCCGCCTTGTTGTAGAGAACGACGACAAACAGTCTCAGTACACCGTAGAGGACCTCTATCAAGGTCTTTACAAGCCACTTGATATACCAATCACTTTCGACTATCATCATCACTGGTGCCACCCAGGGCGCTTAGATCAACAAGCAGCTCTTAAGCTTGCAGCTCAAACGTGGCATACTGCCAAGCAGCTTTGTCACTATTCATCTGCTAAATGCGTCTACGAGGACTCAACTGTAATGAACCGTGCACATGCCGATTATATCTACGACGAAATCAACGACTATGGTCTAGATCTAGACATTGAAGTAGAGGCCAAGGCCAAAGAGAAAGCGGTACAGCGCTATCTGAAACAATACGTGGCTCAACTTGTATAAACACTAAAATAACCTTATGAATAAATTTTTATCGACTCTGAAACGGATTAACAGAAACGTATTTTGGTTTCAGTCCGTTGTTTTTTGGATTGTTGCACTTACACACTTCTCAACAGATAAGTTTTGGTATTTTGCAACTGCTGCAATTATCTTCGGCGGTATTGATGACATCTTAAAAGAATTACGTAAATCAAATAAAGAACAAAATGGCGAATCTTAAATTACAAGCGCTTAAAGCGCGTTATCAAGCTAGAAAGCTTGAAGCAATAGCTGAACTAGAAAACTATATGTCAAATTCGGCTGGGATCGGGGAGCACCCGCACATTATTGACGAAATGGACAAATTAATATCTGCGATTGCAGATGCAGACGGTTGTATGCAGGTTCTAGATGAAGTATTCACAACTTCAGATACAGGCAACACCCAGACGAATGCCGTGAATAGTTGATTTAGGCCTTAGTTTAGCTTTAGCAGAGGAGTCACTACATGGCTCCTCTTTTTTATGATATATAAAACATGAAACACATAGATAATTATAGTGATTTTATCAACGAAGGCAGAAGCAGATATGATGGATTGGCCAACAAACTTGTGAGTCAGAATTTCAAGAAGTGGATTAAAGACTGGAAAAATGGTAAAAAGCTATCAAACTTCAGTTTAAGCGTTGATGAACGTGGGATAGTATTTGACCTTGATTCAACAATCTATTTTGGCAGTGTTGAAGGTCAGCCGGTAAAAGGCTTTGAAGTCTTAGATTCAACGGGCGCTGATGGTAGAGATGAAATATATGATGAAGATGAAGATGAATGGGAAGACCAAGACCCTTATATCTTAATTGATTTTGCAATCAACGATGAATGGCTACCAGGCGAATGGCAAACAGTCTATATGCACCTTGCTGACGTAATGCGCCACGAGATGGAACACATTACTCAAGATGGTAAAAGTGTCGGTAACTACAGAATGGGCAAGCCAGATGAAGATGATTCTGAGATGAGAGCCTTAATTAAAATGGGCTTCTTACCTAAACACCATTACTTAATGCTACCGAAAGAAGTCGATGCAAATCTACAAGGACTTAGATTCGAGGCTAAGAAACGTAAAGAGCCAATTACAGATGCTATTAACAGATACCTGGATGTTCAACAAGAACAAGGTGTGATAGATAATGAAACAAGAGCTGAAGTTTTAGACCTTTGGCGCAGAAGAGCACAAAAAATAGGCGGCATTCCTAAATTTTAATTATGAAACATATAAAACTATTTGAAGAATTTATAGCTGAAAAGAGTGGAGACTCTTATTCATCAGGCTGTGTAATGTTATACTTTGACTTTCCAACAATGAACAAGATTCACGATGGAATTGACTCAAATGATCTTTATGAAGAGGAAGGTGATAGAACCTTTGGCCTTGAAGATGAACCACACTGTACTCTACTTTATGGTCTTGAAGCACAGGTAACTGTTGATGAGGTTAAAGAGATCTTAGAGCAGCATACATTTGGAACGTGTAAGGTTCACAATGCTTCTCTGTTTGAGAACGACTATGATGTCCTTAAGTTTGACGTTAAAGGAGACAGTTTATACGCTTGTAATAAAGCCCTTTGTGAACTGCCATATAACAATCAATATCCGGACTACCATCCACACATGACTATTGCATATCTACAGAAAGGTACTGGTAAAAAGTACTGTGATAGAATGGATGGTCACGAATATGAATTGGTACCTACTCATGCCGTCTTTAGCCAACCAGATGGTACTAAGACTAAAATAAAGATCAACATTGACTAATGAAGTATATTAAACTATTCGAAAGATTTATTACAGACGCTGACGTTACTAGATGGGAGCGCGAGCATGGTAAACTTCCTATTCCAAAAGAGATTAGTGCAATGGCCAAAGACATGCTAAAGGCTGGCTTCATCAGAAAGGACACTACATTGACTCAAGCTAAATTGTGGATTGCTCTGGAAGACCTGTCATGGATCGAGATGGAAAAGAAGTTTGGCAATCTTGTAGGTAAGTTTTACGGCGGTGAGTTCTACAACGAGATGTCAGATGTTATTTCAATTAAGGCTGCATATTATGCATATGAGGTCTCTAAATCTATTCAAGACAAAGTTGCTAATAGAGAAGATGTAGAACCGGCTTATTATGAGCTTAAAGCCTACTTCAACTCATTTGGTATGGACTATAATAGAAGTAGAATCTTTAATAGCGCAGTTAGCCTACTAGAAGAATGGATGAAATCAAATAAAATTGAAACGCTGTGAAATTTGTAAAACTCTTTGAGGATTTTGTAAGCGAGAAGAAGAACAAGAAGACTTCAATTAAGTCTAAGGTCAAGAAGATTGACAAGAAGATTAAGAAGGCTGTCGACAAGCAAGAAGATTTAGTTAAAACAGCTAAAGAGCTTGCTGATTCTCCGGAACCTTCTGATAAGATGAAGGCTTCACTAGCTAAAGTACAGTTACGTCAGTCTTCAGCAAAGGCACAAGAGCTAGTTATGCGCAAAGAGGCTGAAATCTTAAAGAATAAAATTAAGACTGCTAAGAAAAAGGAAAGGGCGACTACGGAAAGCTTGAAATTTGAAGAGTTCATTACCGAGAAGAAGCCGAAAGGCGCTCCAGACTTTCACCACTCAGATGCTCCGGACGCTGAAGGACGCTTCAGAGACCTTTCAATCAAGGATCTAGCTGCGTGGCTAATTAAGACACGTAAGAAGGACGTAAAGAAGATCAGCGGCTCATTAACTCAACAGTATGTCTTTAATCGTAACGACGATCCAGACTACGCTGAGAAGATGCAGAAGACTCGCAAAGAGGTTTATAAGCAGCTTGGTAGAGAAGATCTAATCGATAAGATGGACGAGTCTTTAAATGAGTCAAATTATTATCCAGGTTTTGACGGTGTTAAGATTACTGGCTACGTTGAAGGCGACAAGGCTAAGTTAAATCACATTGAAGTTAAAGCTGCACAACGAGGTGGTGGAATTGGCTCAAAGGCAGTTGCTGACTTTGAAAGATGGGCCAAAGAACAAGGTGCTAAATATGTAGAGATTGATGCTTATAAAAAGTCTATTAATTTTTGGGAGAAGATGGGCTATGAGCTCGAGAAAGAGTTTCCAGTCATACATGGCCATAAACAAGATTACAAAACTGGAATAAAAGAACTATGAAGTTTGTAAAGACATTTGAGGATTGGGATAATGTATCGCCAGAATTAAAGGCTCACATCGACGAGGGGCTTGACTTAACCAATTCATTCTTTAGACTGGGCAGTGAGGCCTATGCTAAACTTTTTGAAGAGGTAAAAGAGTACTGGGATAAAGGCAACATTATTCTTAAAGGGCCAAGTGGCTGGATGGCTAAAAACCTTGAAGTTGGTAAGCCAGCAGTCTATAAAGAACGTGGCGGTAAGACTAAGAAGGTTAAACTGGATTCACCAGAACGTGGTGGCAATAAGAAGTTTATTGTCTATCGTAATACTGGTAGAACAGATGATGAAGGCAACGTGATCGCCAAGAAGATTGAATGGGGAGACCCGAAACTTGCAGTTAAGAACAATGACCCGGGAGCAGCGGCTTCATTCTGGGCAAGACATAAATGTGACACTGCAGCTAAACAAGATCCTAATAAAGCTGGATTCTGGGCTTGTTATGGGCCAACTCTATTCGGCAAACAACTAGGACTTAAAAGCGACCAACCATGGTAACATATGCTGAAATGATAGAGATGGTCGAGGACCAACGCAGACCGTTCGTAGAAGAACGCCATGATGGCTATCTTATTAGAAGGTTTGATCCAAGCTATCCAGAACATTTATACAAGTGGCACTGGGACGCAGAAGACAGAACAATAGAGGTGCTTGAAGACTCAGACTGGCGCTTTCAGTACGACAACGAAATGCCCATTCCAATGGTAACTGGCGTTGACATTAAGATCCATAAAGGTGTTATCCACCGCATAATCAAGGGTACAACACCATTAAGCGTAAAAATATTACTTGATTAGCAAGATATATAAAACCAGAACACAAAACAAAACTATAATACAATGGCAAAAAAGATTTTATCCTTTGAGGAGTACTCAAAGAAAGTAAACGCACCGGATGTTAGTGAAGAAGAAACTGACGAGGTAACAACAGAAGATGTAGCTGAAGAGATCGAGGACGAAGACGAAGAAATGGCTAACGAAGAAGATCACGAGGAGTCTGAAGAAGATGAGTCTGAAGATGACGATGATGAAGAGTCTGAAGATGATGATGATGATGACGATGATGAAGAGTCTGAAGATGACGATGATGAAGAGTCTGAAGATGACGATGATGAAGAGTCTGAAGATGACGATGAAGACGAGGATGAAGACGAGTCTGAAGAAGTTAAGCTAGCATCTGAGATGTTAAAAGAAGTCTATGAGTCTGCATGTAACGAAGCCATGGCTTACGAAGGTGATGACTACCAGGAACATACTGTAGAATCTTACATGAAAGAAATGGCAGCTCTTAATGCTGGCATGATGGCTGAAATGTATGAAGCTGCATGTAAAGAAGCTAAAGAAGGAGATATGACAGTTGAAATGTATGAAGGTGCATGTAACTCGATGAAAGAGGCTTACGCTAAGAAACTAGATGAAATGATGGAGGCATGGTCTGGTGAAGCTCCTTCTGAATAAACTAAATAAAAATAAATACAAAATCATGAAATACACAAAGACCTTTGAAAAATTTATTAACAAGACAGATGCAGTTAATGATGTAGTAAATGAAGCAGTAAATGCATCAGCTTATATTAAAGCAGGAAAACTAGGTTACAATGACCAATTCTTAGGAAGACAATCTCTTTCTAAAACATTGTCATTAGATTTAGGATTCGACAAGAAGAATGAATATGGCGGTGGAGACTGGATTGGATTTGACCATGTATCGATGTATGCAACAGGTAAAAAAGGCGGAACTATCATTGATGACGCATTAACTGGAAACTACACTTACGATGAATTAAAATCAGCTGCTGCAAAACATTTCGGCATCTAAGAAGATTGATTTAAGTATCATTGAATTAAACTTTATAGAAGTCGTGCATATAATATATGCACGACTTTTTTATTTTAAGATAATATGCCAAGAATCGCAATTGAAAAGATATACATGCAGACTGCATACCAATTCGCTAAGCTTTCTTATGCTAAGCGACGCAAGGTAGGTTGTGTGATAGTAAAGGACAAACAGATTATTTCATTTGGCTACAATGGTATGCCGTATGGCTTTGATAATGGCTGTGAAGAAGATCAAATCAGATACTATGATAACCCGGACCATGCAATGACATTAATGGATAAAGGTTACGAATGTGATGATGGTTGTTGTAGCAAAGTTGTTACCAAACGTGAAGTTATGCACGCAGAATCTAATGCAATCATGAAAGTTGCTAAGTCAACTATGAATTGCGATGGCGCTGAACTCTATACCACAACATGCCCATGTTTTGACTGTGCAAAATTGATTATTCAAGCCGGTATCTCAAAGGTCTACTATTCAGAAGACTATCGTGATATGAGTGGTGTAGAACTACTAAAGAAAGCTAATATTGACGTTGAAGAAGTTATCTGTTGGAACGACCTATAAAAGACATAATAGACCACGCGCTAGAAACTAAAGTTTTTGGTGAGGACTTCTCTTTCAGGAGAGGTCAACGTGAAGTGATCGAGCAGATTGTGACTGCTTATCAAGAAGACCCAGAATCTACGGTGGTGATTGACGCGCCAACTGGAACTGGTAAGTCACTTATTGCGATGTGGAGCTCATACATCTTAAAAGAGATGGGCAAGCGTGGCTATCTAGTTACTTCAGATCTGGCACTCCAAGACCAGTATGAGAAAGACTTTAAACGTCTTAACCTGAATTGGCCAAGTATTAAAGGTGTTGACAATTACGAATGTTTTGTCAATAGTTTACCATTTAGCCTTGGTGACTGTAAGATGAAAGGTATGGGCTATGAACAAGCTGAAAAATTGTCATGTTATGGCCAGTGCGGATATTTACAGAATAGAAGGCGTGCAATTGACCAACCAATCTCATTATTGAACTATTCATTCTGGCTAATTCAACGTAATTACGTTCAGGCTAGAATGGACGAACAAGAACGTGAAGCGCCTTTCAAGAAACGTGACTTTGTCTTCTTTGATGAAGCACATAAAGTAGATGAGATTGTACAGAACCATTTTAGCGCGCGCATTGACGAGTCGGTGATTGACCGAGTAGTTTACCTTAACCGGTTTATTAATCGCCATAATATACCAGCTGAAACTCAAACCAAAAATAGATTACAGTCGGTTGTACATGATCTAATGACAACTAAAGGTCGTGAGCCGCTCTTTAAAGCTATACAAGAGTTTAGAGGGATTGCTATTACATACCGAGCTGCACAAGATATTGCTAAGAAGACTGCTAAGAAGCGTTTTGGCCAGAAGACAATACCAAGTGATTGGGCATCTGCATTTACCGCTTTCGACCGCCTGAAGGACATCTACTGTAAGTTTGATGACTACAGTGACTTAATCAAAGATGTTGGCTTAGAAGCCATGGTAATAGACCAGCGTGAAGATGAGGCTAGATTTACATGTGTCGAAGAGGCTAAGATGATTCAGAAGTATCTTCACGAGCAAGCTGGCTTTAAAGTTTTCATGTCAGCTACAATTGGCGACCCAAGAGCTTATGCTAGAATCATGGGTATCAAAGGAGCTCGTTTTATTAGAATGGACAATATGTTCAACTTTGAGAAGTCACCTGTTATTTTTGTCAACAGACATAAGTTAACTTACAGAGAGCGTGAAGCTTCACTACCAAAGGTGGTCAAGATCTTAGATCAAATCATTAAGAAACACAAAGGCCAGCGCGGTGTTATTCACGCAGGTTCATATCAGTTTACAAATTATATTAAGCAGCATTCAATGCATACCTTTAGGCTAATGGACTATTCAGGTTCTAAAGAAAAAGCCGAGATGCTTGAACTGTTTGAGCAGAAAGAAGACGCAGTTATTATGGGGCCTTCACTCTTAGAAGGCTTAGATCTAAAGGACGGCATGAGCAGATTCCAGATCTTCTTTAAAGTACCTTATCCAAGTTTAGCAGATCCTCTGATTAAAGCTAAGCTTAACATTTCAAACGACTGGTACAACTGGAAGACTGGTGTTTCAGTAATGCAAGGTGTTGGTCGTAGTGTTAGAAGTGAAGATGACTGGGCAATTACATATGTGATTGATGCTAGTTTTATGAGCCTGATAAATAAACCGGACTTCTTCCCACCTTCATTTAAAGAACGTATTAAGATAGTAAAATAATATATTTATGGGATTTAACAAATTATGGGTGCCGGCAATCAAGGACCTAGAAGAGAGTAAAAATAAGATGGGTGAACATGAGTTCGGTATGCACTGGCACAGAAGACTAATGAAGACCGATGCAATCATTGGCGACAGCTCGGCAATAGACATGATTAAACAATTTGCAGAAAAAGCATATAATGTTCAGAAAGATAATCAAAAAGATAAAGAATAGTATGCCTACACAAGTTAAAGACAAGCAACAAGAAATCTGGTACGTTTGGACTAAATCTGAACGTGTTGGTGATATTGTACAGCCGGCCGAAGTACAAGGTGATGCTAAATGGCTTAAGTTTACAGACGGTACTCAGATTAACAAGGGTGTCATTAAAGAATTCTTAATGCAGGCTAAATCTGAAAAAGAGGCTAAAGTTTATTCATTGGACTTAAACCCAATCGGTTCTAGCATCAAATCAAATATAAAACCAGATGTGGTAGAGTCTAGTTCTTTAAAACAAGAGCGTAGAATTACAGATGGCAGATCAGCACCGGCTCCAGAAGTTAACGTAATGATGGAGATGTTGAAGAAGATTAGCAAGAAGAACAAGGCTGCAATGCCAGTTGAGGTTAATATTCCAGCAAAAGAGGTTTATGAAATGTTACAGGATCAAATGGATCTAGAAGCAGATGAACTAAATAAGCAGATTGGACTGCTTGTAGAAAGCCAGATAGATAACTTAAGAGAACAACTAAAAGAACAAATCGAAACTTTTATTTCTAATTATTATACAAATGAGTCAAGAAACAACACAGGAACAAAATCAAATTCAAGCGGAAACAAGAGCGACATTGCCTCCGAATAGACGCCAGAGAAGACTAATGATGAAACAAAACGGAATGCTTAAATATTTAAGCAAACTAAGTTTTTTCCATCCAACTAGATCTGCAATTAGACAGCAAAACTTAGAGAATGGCCGCAAAATACAGCAGGCTAGAATGGATCTTTTTGAGAAAGCTCAGGCTGAAAGACTTGAAGCAGCTTTAAAACTAATGAAAGAGACCTGGTCTAATGCTGGTTATAACAAAGAAGAGATGTTAATGTTAGAAGAAGCATGGGCGATGACTGCAGTTAAAGATAAAGAAACTTATCAAGCTGATAAAAGACAGTCTAGAAAGTTAATGAAAGAAGCCGCTAATTTATTGGCAGCTAGAAAAAACATGTAAAACATGATTACAGTTAATATTGAACCTGCTGACAACGGCGTTATTAAGTATGTAATTGACGATAACGTTAACGGCGGCGGAGAAGAACATGTATCTCGATATGTCTATGACTTAGAGAATGATGAAGAAAGAATAAATCTAGTTAACCTGGTCCAAGACATTATCTTGGACCTAGGTCTAGAAACCGGAACTGAAATCGACAAGCATATGTTCAGTGCTAAAACTGAATGGGGTGCTAAATACAACCCGTCGATTAAAGAAACAAAGGAGAGAATCAAAAGGCTTGAAGCTGAAATTAATAGACTCTCTACGCAATTAAAGTAATGAATTTTAGGATAGAAGGCGTTTGGTGCAAAACTAGAACTGAGTTTGATAAACTGTATAGATTAAATAGTTATGATCTTGCAGTATCTTACTCTGATATTTTTAATAGACTAATGAAGAGCGACCCGTATAACGAAGAGCCTTCTGATGTTATCATCACGCTTTATATCCGTAAAATGATTATGAGAGCTCTTCAGAATAAAATAAATGATGAAGCTGAAGATTTCTCTATAGCATATATGTTTAATAACTTAGATCAAGATTCAGTTGCTGGTGTACATAATTTTATGTCCGAGCTATTTAATTCTGAGATAGAACTTAACCTGACTGTAATTAATAGGTCTGATTATCCAAAACAAGGCGTCTTAAGTAAATTCGACAATGTAAAATTCATTGACAATGATTAAACATAAGCTTTTTGCAAAAGGTGAAAAGATACACGCTTTAATCTCAACTACACAAAAACCAAACGTACTTTTCCCAGTCAGAGCTATCATCTATGACGTTAAGTTCGATGACATGAATCCACAGTATCAGATCAAGATACTTAAGTTTTACGATCAGATCTATTTCTTAAAGCAGAATCTGTTTGGTGGCCGTTTTATTAAAGACTTTGATGGTCATGACACTAAGATCAATCTTAAAAGAGAACACTATTCTAAAGTAAAGACTTTAGAAGATGAGGTCTTTGGTGGACAGAACTGGAAAAAATACATGATTGTTGTTGACTCAGTCTTTTGTACAAGAACTAGAGCAGAACAAGAATCTCTCTTTAACAATATCCAATCATTTCATATTGAGTTAAAACTTAAAGAGCTCTATGAACTGGTTAATCGTACTGTCTATTCTAAAGGCACTTACTATTTTCATGCTCGAGGTGAGTACATTAAAGCATTAGAGAAGTTTTTAGGAGATAGATACCCTAAGCAAAAGGACTGGGTAGACGAACTACTATATCGTCCAGATACATCTGAGATGGATAACTCCGAGTGGGTTTAATCGGAGCTGGATATATATAAAAAAGAATAGTGATTTAATGGCGTATAAATTTTTAGGATATGTAGGTCCAAAACTTCAATTTGAGGTAGTAGAGACTGGTTTCAAAGATGAGACATTTACTGTAAAACCTGAAAAAGGAGCTGATGGCCAATGGTATCTCTTTGGAGAAATACTTCACGATTATACTGAACCCGAGCCCGATAACGAACCAGCATCGCATGGTAATACTACATTTGTTGATTCTGCGCCTGGCAATTTTACCAGTGTTTACGGTGATAACTTAATCCAGAGTAGAAGGTATCAAGCTCCGGAAGGTGATAGTAGAACTGATGGTATTCATGAAGGTACTGCTGTTCGATCATATTTCAATAAATGGACTCTTTTTAAGTACAAAAACATAAGTGGTCTAAGTGCTGAATCACAAGGTTCTGAGGTTTCTAATAAGTATAGCAAAGTTGTTAACTCATTAGAATCTACTGCACCTACTGCTAACAATATTGTACAATATGCTGATAATATTGACTCTCTAGCTTTTAAGTACAGCTTGACTGACTTTATTCAGTGTGAGCACTATGGTCAAATTTCTAATAGTTACATGGTGACTTTAAGGCGTTTTGGCTATCCAATTGCTGATGACCTCATTGCGCCAAGACAAATGGGGCCCGGGGGTGATCTTATCGATACTACACAGCCAGATATAGCGCGTGCGATTACATGGTTGAGTCCCGCTTTGGGTAATGACTTGAAAGAAATCCTTAAGTTTAACGTTAGTATACCATGGAAAGACGAAGAGTCTGCTGTTCAAACTATCCAGGCTGGTAAAAAGAATAGAGGTGCTGTTGGTGCAATGATTGATGGTAGTCCCCTTTTCCAGGCTATTGAAAATGGTATAAACGGCTACAACGCAGATCAAACACAAAGGGCAAATGCACAGGGTGGTGGATTTGACCCGCTTAAGGAAACATATCCAAACACTGTTTATGGGCCTCTTAACGTAATTAAAAACATCATGGCTAGAGAGCAGGGTTTAAAGTTTGAACAAGAGTTTAAACTAACTTTCCACTATGATTTACGCGGTTATGGTAACACAAGCCCTAAGGTTGCTTTTATGGACACTATGGCAAACTTACTAGCATTGACATATAATAATGCTCCTTTCTGGGGTGGTGCTGTTAGGTATACAGGTAGTGGCTCTCTTGGTAAACCATTTGGTGACTATGAACTACTAAGATCTGGAGATTATGAAGGTTTTTTAAAGGGATTAGGTACTCAATTAAGCAATGCTGTTTCTACCGGTTTTGCCGATATATCTAGAGCATTTGAAACTGGTAATCTTGGAGACTCTAAAATATTGAACAACGTTATCGGCGGTGGCCTCATGAAATTATTTAATGGCCCTCAAGGCGGTTCAATTGTTAATTCACTTTTAACAGGTGATCCTACTGGACAATGGCATTTAACTATTGGTAACCCAATGAACCCAATCATGATGGTAGGTAACTTAGCATGTACTGATTCGAGTTTTTCATTTGAAGGGCCGTTTGGTTATGAAGATTTTCCTTCTAAATTAAAGGTTGAGATTACACTTAAACCTGCTAGAATGCGTGATAAGGGTGAGATCGAGAGTATGTTTAATGCTGGAAAGGGTAGAATGTATTTACAGCCAGAATTCGGTGGAGATATAGATAACCTTGTAAATGTATCTGCATACGGAAATAAAGACAGACTAGCTCAGGGTTTTAACAATGATGCTATACAAAAATTGTCTGACATGTCAGCTGGATAATTATGAATTTAAAGACAATTATAAATAAAACATCTGATGGTATTAGGTATATCCTAACACAACCAACTATGATCTTTGCTAACAAGGAAAATATTACTTTGCTTAATGAAGAGCATGTTGTTAATGCTGATCAGGCTGCAAGACCAGATCTAATTGCCTTGAAGTATTATGGTAATCAAAGCAAGCTTGATATGATCTTAAAGTGGAACTCTATTTCAGACCCATTTTCAATCAATGAAGGTGACATCTTAGAAATTCCGAATGCAAATGCTCCCTTCTACAAACTAGAAAGACCAAAAGAATTTGATGCTACAAATAATCCGGTTAAACTACAATTTGTTTCAGGTAAACGCTTAAGCAAAAAGGACCAGCGTAGACTTGATGCTCTGAAGAAGAAATACGGTAAAGAGAATCTTTTACCTCCGAATGTAATACCCGTTGGTAAAAAGACCTATGAATATGTTGGTTCTCAGATTAGGATGGGCGCTCAAGCACAAACAGATGCTGTAGTGGATGCTATCAATAGAAACCTAGATACAGACACTGGTGATGATATTAACTCTGATCTATTAGGAGATGTAATTATAATCGGTGGTGAAAATACAGGTGCTCAATTTGAGAAGATACCTGGTGGAGTATGGACTTGGAATGGAGCATCTTGGGTTGCTGTTAATCCGGACCTTGCACAAGAAGTTGCAGGCTCACTTTATGGTAATTATGGAAATCCAATTGGTAATATTACAGGCTCATTCGAAGGTCAATTATACTTTGACAAAACAAGAGATGGAGATGGGACTGGAGGTGGAACTGGAGGTGGAACTGGAGGTGGAACTGGAGATGGAGCTGGAGGTGGAACTGGAGGCGGAACCGGAGGTGGAACCGGAGGTGGAACCGGAGGTGGAACAAGTGGTACTAGCGGTACTTCAGCAGATGAAACCGGAGGTAATAACAACGATGGAGGAAATCCACCAGGTGGCAATAATTCGAATAACGGCACAAATGGCACTGCCGGTGGCACAACACCGTGTGGCCAATAATAAAATATGAATTTAGATAATAACATATTAGCGGTTGTTGAACCGGCAATTATGCCAACTGAACTTGAATTTGAAGGGCTTGGTGAGTCTAATGAGTCTGGTGGTGCAGATCGTCAGACCAAATCAATCGGTGTTGATTTACCGTTTGTTCTTTTAAACAATTATCAATTCATGCAGAAAGACATACAGAGCTTTTCATTAGATAATTCTGGAGTCTTACCTGAGATGAGGATTCGTTTAATTGATCGAAAAAATACGTTCGGTGTTGATTCATTCCCAAGAGATGGTGATGTAATTACAATACTTTTGACTAGTAAAAACGCTTCAACGTTTAAGAGTATTCACATGGACTTTGATATTACAAGTATTACTAGTAAACAGGCCAGTGAAGGTGATTTTAATGCAATTACTGTAGTTGGGACAGCTAAAGTACCAAGGATTTACAGTGAAGAGTGTAGAAGTTTTGAAGCTGCGGGTTCATTAGATCATCTAGAAGAAGTTGCTAGAGATTTACAACTGGGCCTAGCCACGAACATTGACAATACTGACGATACACAAATAAGAATACAGGCATATACATCCACTCTTGATTTTATAAAGGAAACTGTGGATACTTCTTACGTATCCGAAGATTCATTCCAGAGGTTCTATATTGACCAATATTATTATTTAACATACGTTGATGTGAATAGAGTTTTTAATTCTCCTAATCCACCAATAGATGATTTACAGACATCTTTTGCCTCAGCAATATACAGTAATGCTGAGGATAAAGAAACACCAGAAGATAGCGATGATATTGAAGCTCCTTTAATACTTACAAATCATAGAAATACTAAAGGTACAAATATGTTTATCGGTGCTTTTAATCTAGTGAACAATGCTAATGACATAAGCACTGCATATGGTTATACCAGAGACGTTGTTATTTATGACGATAACTCAGAGGCCGGTGAAAGAGTTCAAGAATTTACAATAGAAGCATTGACATCAGAGGAAATGATGGACTACGAAGAGCCTCTAAAAGGAAGACGTAATGAGGATAGATATGACACACATAAGAAACATAAGTATATCGGTAGACAGGATGTTGGAGAGGGTGATATTGGTAACGTGCATCCAAGTTTAAATTTTGCTAAATTACACCAGGCACAAAACTTGGCTGAAATAGAAAAAGTTAAACTTAAAGTTTCTCTAGAATCTTTTAACCCGTCGATCTATAAGTACCAGAAGATTCCTGTATTAATTTACGAATATAATAAAGAGCGTGTTGCAGCAATGCTTAAATACAATAAATTGTTAGATGAACAAGGTTTTTCTGATAAGTTTTTAGATATAGATCCGGGCGTTGCTGACGAAGACAATGAAGATTCTAGACCAGATCAAGTAGTTAATAGATTCTTAAGTGGTTTTTACGTAATTGAGAACATTAACTACAAATACAACATTGATAAAGGTGGGATAGTACAAGAGGTTACTCTAATTAGAAGAGAATGGCCTGGTGGTTTTACTAACTACGCAGAATAAGAATATATAGTACATGGCAGATTTTGGTAAGATAAATGAATTTAGAAAGACGACTCAATTAAGGAAGATCAATGAGGATCCTACTTATTTGAGCTTCTTCTTTTTGTTTGATTCTTCTCGAGAACATTCACCTCTACTATCGGGTGTTGCCGAAGAATATTTAAGAAATGTAGTTGGTGATATTGAGAGAGCTCAACTATTAGCTCGTTTTGTTAAACTTTTAAAGAAGATTAATACAGAACTGCCATGGTTTTGGCAAAGCGTATCCGGGCTTGAAACTACTAGGAAGTATAACAAGATGGAAGATCCTTGGCGTGGTGCTGGAGAATCAAAGCTAGAGATTGAATGCCTAGAGAATGTTGAACTTACTGCTGCAACTCTAATTGATCTTTATAAAAGAGCAGCATATGATTTTAACAGGTGGGTTGAAGTTATTCCTAAAAACTTACGTCATTTCGAAATGACAGTCTATGTCACTGAAGTTAGATCATTCCAACAGACCACTGAAGCTGGACTTTTAAACTCAAAAGATAAAGATACCTCAAGTACTGAGATTAGAAATCCAGACAAAACTAATACCAATAACGCTACTAACACCGAGATGTCTATTAACGCTAAACCTATTTTTGTAACTAAATTAGGGTATTGTGAATTTAATATAGAATCCACTAGCGATATGTTTGCTAGTTTGACAAAAAACCCAGAAATGGCACAGTCTAAAATTATAATAGACTGGAATACTGCTGAACAGAGCAGTCAATTATACGGTCAAAACTTAAATGCTAATCAAGATAATAGTTTAGTGTTGGAAGGTAATGCTGATGCTAAGTATAATCCATTAGACCCTATTAATCCTATTGATAAACTTAAAGATAGGGCAAAAGATAAAGTTGATGGAGCTATTGCTGGTGTAAAAAATATATTAGGTGGTCTTCCAGGCGATAGAGGTGCTTTAGGTAATGCACATGGTTCTCTGTTAACAGGGCAGCTTGGACAACTAGCAAACTCTATAGTTGAAGGAGCACTTGCACGACTTCTACTTGGTAACGTACATGGCATTAATGCGGCATCTACAATTCAAGATGCAATAAACGCAGGTAGTTTAAATGGAATAGCTAATGCAGCTGGACAACTGTTTAAGCAGTTTAACAGACCTTCGCCCGGCAGCGGAAATGACGTGATAACTCCGAAAAAGATCTATCCAGAAAATGCGATAGATAGTTCACAAGGACCTATTAACGAAAGAATACATGAACCGGGAGTAGACAGTAGTCCAGATGGCAACTTAAACCAGAACGTATATGAATAACGATGAACTTTATAGAGATAATCTTAGAGACGCACATTGGCTTGGTGAAGTTGTGGTTAATGAAGACCCACTTCTAAAAGGTAGATGTCGTGTCAAAGTCTTCGGTAAATTTGATCTACTGACAGATGATGCTATTCCATGGGCAACTCCAATGAATAGAGACGCAGTAGGCTCTCATCATGTACCTAGAGTAGGTGATATTGTTGCAGTTCGTTTTGACAATGGTAACATATATCACCCAGAATACTGGTTCCAAGTAGATCAGAACGATGACCTAAAGACAGACATTCTTGAGGCATCAGATAGCCCACAGGACGTCATAAGCTTAGTCTATGATGCCGAAAGAAATTTAAGGATATATCACTCACCGGAAGACGGTCTTGTGATTACACGCGGCTCTGGTGCTAAAGAGCGACCGATGATTCAAATTGATGAAGAGGGCTTTATAAAGATAAGTACTGACGCTAAGATGTTTCTAGACTGTGGTGATATTTTTATCTCAAATGAAGGTGAATCTGGAGCAGATGAGACTGAACCGGCAGTTCGTGGCCAATCCTTACAAGACTGGTTGCAAAAACTATTGGATGACTATAATACACACATCCATCCAACTGGAGTTGGTCCTAGCGGCCCACCGATGCCTCCAACGCCAGTTACCGTTGGAGAACTAACAACTACTCATATTAACTATCAACAAAAAGGTAAATAATGCCAGCACTGTGGCCTAAATTCATAACAGACGTTAGTAGTTACATTGCAAACGGCGATGCAAACTCTGGTGGACCAGGAGTTTTAAAGGGTCAAGATAGACCCGGTGCTGAGATTAACGCTAACTTTAAGGTTAAGACATATGTGCCTCTTGTAACACCAAGTGGACGTAGAAGCTTTGGTGAAGCTCTAGCTGGCTTCTATCTAGATGCAATTAAGACTGCGCAGACACCTTTAGGTGCAACACATACAGAATCACCAGCTGCACAGCTCTTTGTTAAAGCATATGGTGAAATATTTGAGCAGATCTTTAGAAACGGTGAACCTTATCTAGTAGATCAGAAAGATGCAGACGGTAATGTTATAGAACAGGGTAAAGAATCGCTTGAGCCTTATGATGAAATGTCAACCGAGATTCCAGATCCACCGACTGAAGAAGAACTAGAAGCTGAACGTGAGAAGAAGTTCTGCCAGTTCTTAGAAGAAGAGGGCCAAAGACTCTATACGTTTTCATATTTTAAATTTCATTGTATTGAACCAAACGACACTCAGGCTCAGATTGAAGATATGTTCGTGAACAGAATCTTACAACAATTTGAGAAAATAACTAATGCTAACGAACGCTGGGATTTCTACCAATGGGCTATATCGTTAGGTAAACAAGAATACCTTGGTTTTAATTTTAACAATGTTAGTTTAGGCAGCGGTTTTACAGCACCTTATATTAATGTACATACGGATGTTAAAAACTCAATTACACAAGCTGGTTACAACTGGACGACGTTAATTGATAATGTTTCAAACAAGTTGAGAAATGCTATTAACGCTGCACATCCTGTTAATATTTTTAGCTTGTTTAGTCCGTTTAGTAACGTTGCAAATATTGATAATGAAGAAGCTGCAATTAAAAGACCTGCGTTATATCCTATTCAAAAGCCATGGCCATTTGGTAGTGATAGGCCAGAAAAAGAGTTGGATCCAAAACGTATCCAAGTTTCTTATAATAGAGAATCTCCTAGTAAAAGACCTAAGATACTAACCGATGCTGTCGTTGCCTTCTTTACTTGGAGGCCAGACGTAAAAGTTCTTCTACCATATAATTTTACAAAAAGTATGGCAGATGGTAGTAATAGAACTCTGAGCAGATGGCAGAAATCTCCAGCTTATGTAATATCAACGTATGAGATTACTGAGTATAAGAATAACTGGGTTAGAACACCAGATCCACAGTTAAGGGCTTTTACCTCAAGTAGCACATTCGCAGACTTTAAAGCTCTTAGTGGTGGAACTCTATTTGAATTTATTAAATGGCAAGGTGAACAAGCTGAAATTAATGCAGCAGCATGTGAAGCAGCGCCTGCAAATCTACCTTTTGACTATAGTTGCTATTCAGGCCTTTCGATGACTAACGGGTTATTTAATACAGATGATGGTACAGATCCATGGAAACAACTTGGGCAAGCAACAATTGCATATTGGTATAGCACATTAGTACAGCCTTTTAAAGCATCACCTTCGATGGCACCAGCTCTTATTCCAGCACCTCTTGGTGGTATTTACGTTCCGATTTACTACGGTAGTGCAGACAGACTTGCTAATAACTTAAGAAGAGCAATGCACATGGGTCAGACATTTTCACAGTTACCTGCCACACAACCACCTGCATTAGTAGTTGCTTCAGCACTTGCAGCAACTTACGCAATTCATCTACTTGAGTTTAAATTGCTTTATCTCGGTGGTATACCAACGCCAGTTGGGCCAGTACCAATGCCTGGTTTTGTGCCCGTGGTTATTTAAGATAATTAAGTAGATATATAATATGTTACACCTTTAATATAAAATAAATGTCAAACAAAAACAAACGAACTCGTATCAGTGCGACGGCTGATAATGAAGTTAAAAGAGAGCAATCTACACAAAACGTCGAATCAAACAACATTTCAGAAGAGCCAAAGACTGAGCATAGTGAATTCTATGACAATGACGGCAATTTTATGTGGGAAGCTTATGAGTCTACTTGTATTTCACATACAAGAAAACCTAATCCACATATTAAGACTAGACCTGGAGATAAGGTTTACTCTCGTGAGCCGTATGCTCAAGAAATGTACAACATACTGCAAGACTTTGAAATCAACCAGACTATTAAATCAAAAGTTAGTATTGGTGAGATCCACTCCGGTATTATTCATGCAGTAACTCAAGACACTATTACAGTTGATATTGGGTACAGAGAACTAATCTATGTAAAGGCTGATAAAGAGCCTCAGCATATTAAAGAACTTTTGCCAGGTGATGAAACTGCAGTCTTGATTGTCAATACGGACAATGCATATATTTCAGGTTCAATTTCAGGTGGTGTTAAACAGAAGGTCTTTATGGATCTTAGAGATGGAGTAGAGTCAGGTGATACTGCTTGGGTCGGTCTTATTAAGAGTATGATTGAAAACGGAGGTTATATCGTTGAAGTGCAAGGTATTGAATGTTTCATGCCAGGCTCACTTGCAGGTATTAATAAACTCGCAGACTTTGAGTCAATCATCGGTCAAGAACTCTATGTTGTACCAGTATCTTTCTCAGCAGGTAGAGGCACAATTGTTGTTTCACACAGAAAATATCTACAAGCATTAATTCCACAGGAGATTGAGAAGATTAAAGAGAATGCGGGTGAAGAAATCACAGGTAATGTAACAGGAACTGCTAAATACGGCGTCTTTGTTGAATTTAACAGATGTTTGACAGGTATGATTCACAAGAATGATCTAGATCCAGAAACATTCGAGAAGTTTAAGAAGCGTGAAATTATGCCAGCGGATGAAGTTACATTCAAGGTAAAGGAAGTTATCTCGAATACTAAGATTACTCTAACACAAATAGACAATGTACATACCAATCCTTGGGATGATATTGCTACAAGGTATAAGATCCCAGCAGTTGTTAAAGCTCAAGTAAAAGCCAGAAAAGAATACGGCCTCTTTGTTACGATTGAAGATGGTATTGTTGGTCTACTACATGTTAGTGAATTAGGTGAAGATGTAATGAATATCTTTAATCCAGGCGACGATATTACAGTCAAGATAACTAGGATTGAAGAGGAGACTCAGAAAGTCTTTCTTAAATTACCATAAGCTACATATTTGAGCTGGATATATATTCAAATAAGAATATCTAGAGCTCGATGAATAAATTAAGTAGACAATCTACAAGAGAGTCAATTCTCAATGCAGCCTTAATGGGCATTGAGTTTGAATTTTACTCAAAAAAGAACCTAGAAGAAACCCATAAAATGATTGGGGATCTTCTAGGTTTACCTATTAGTCTAGAAGATAAAGCACATTCTGAATTTCAACCATCGGCCAAACATTTTAAGATGGAACCTGATATGTCAGGTGGTTCAGGCTTAATCGAACTAGTAACCGGTCCAATGCCATATCGTAACGCTAGGATTGTTGTTATTAAGATGTTAGGTTGGATCAGAGAACATGGTTATACAACCGATAGAGCTTCGATCCACTTAAACATGTCGTTCGATAAGAAGTATCTTGAAGATCCGATGATGGTATCGAAGATGAATACTCTTAAATTTATCTTGACCTTTAATGAAAAGCAGGTCTATAAATTCTTTCCAAATAGAGAGAATTCAGTCTACGCAAAATCAATTAAGTTTGTAATGCCGAAGCATGAAGCTGCGCATTTCAGTGCTGAACATGTTAACCCAATGAACTTTGTATTTCCAGACACTAAGTATTATGGTGTTAACTTCTTAAAGAAAGAGAAGAACTATCTAGAGTTTAGATATATTGGCGGTAAAGATTATGAACAGAGGCAAGATGACATACTTTATATGGCTGATCGATTTATCCTACAACTTTTTAAAGCATGTACTCAGCCTGAATTTACAGCTGAGGATAAGATTGAGCTCAAGTATATCTTAAATAAGAACTTACCAATTCTTGAGGCTTTAAAAGACCACAGGAACTTAAATAAACACTGGCCTAATATTAATATCTTAGTTGATCTACAAGATGACTATCAGATTATTAAAGTACAGTGGGATAGAATTAAAAGAAGGGTATTAGACTTAATTATCCATGGCTCTCTAGAAAAGGGTGTGGTTAACTATGACTCTGACTTTTCTTCGATACAAGTTAAAGACGGTAAGATGTCAACATGTTTCTTAGCTGAAAATTACGAGTTTATTACATCTGAAATTAGAGGTAATTTAATTAATTGTGACTTTTATGCATGTAAGGTTGAAGGTTCAGATTTACAGTATTGTAACTTCTATCAGTCAACTGAGATAAAGGAGTCTAAGATTCAGTCTTCATATGTACATGGAAGTTGTACTGCTGTCAATAGTTATGTTTTTGGTAGAGATGGTATCTTTAAAGGTAAAATGATAGGTGGTATATTTAGAGAGGGTAATATTGGCCCTTATGCTAGATTTGAAGATACAGAAATCGTAGTAAGTAAAAAAATAAATTCATAAAATGAGTGAAATTAGAAGTGGTAATGAAAATGGTTTAACATCGCCTAGAGATTTTAGTGATGATTGTTTAAACGAGTTTCTAGATGAAATTGGTGATGAAATCACAGGCGCGTGTATGGTACCTGTTAACCTGCCAAAAAAAGAGATCATTAATATTATCAAGAGAGCTAAAAAATGGTTCTATAAGAAGTATGAGGATTCTGTAAGGGAGAACTATTACCATATCCCAAAAGAGATTTTTAAGACTGATTACTTTAAGACACATAGATGTTTAACCTTACCAGACGCTGCTGCTGATGGTTCAGGTAAAGTTTATGCTGTTTATGGTGTTTATGATCTAGCCAGCGGCTGGAACAACATGGGTGGATCAGATTTAAGATTTCAATCTGGTGCTGACTTCTCAATTGACAAAATGTTATTTAGAAGAATGTATGATGGCTCAGGACCTGCTCAAGCGGCTGAGGAGCTACAGTATTATGTACTTAACGCTTCACTTGCTGATCTTTCAAGACAGATTCTTGAGAATCCACTCTCTTTTCAGTATTCAAGACTGACTGGTGATTTAAAGTTCATGGGTGATACACCAAAGGGTGATATTATTTTAGAAGTTTACGAGACAATTCCAGACTGTGCACTTTACGATGATGAGATATTCTTTAGATATATCAGTGCAAAGATCAAGCAATCACTTGGTGCTAAATTAGGCATCTTTAAGTTTGCTCTACCAGGCAACGTTGACTTCGACTATGATGCGATTAAATCAATGGGTGATGATGAACTTGCAGCTATTGAAGAAGAAATCAAAGGCGACGAAGGTGTGGACTGGATGTTCCACAGCTAAAAGAGATACATATAAAGATGGAATTATACGTTAAATATGTTGGCGACCCTAATTATGATCCAAATCAAGTTCATATTGAGAATGAAGTTCAACAACTTGTAACTCAAATTGAAACTACTCTTTTTACTAACAAAGGAGAAGTTTTAGGCGCTCCTGATTTTGGCTGCAACCTAGAGGACTTAATATATTCATTAGGGTACAATGAACATCAATTAAAATCAACAATAGATGGTCAGCTAGGCGCATATTGCCCACTGGCTGCAAAATATAACGTAGAAACCAAGATTAGCTTTTTACGAGGTGCCGTGAGAGATATTGCTTATATTGACATCACAATTAATAGCAAGTATCTTGTACAAGTTTACGTAAATTAAATAAACAAAACAGATGGCAGATCTTAAATTTTTAAATAAACTTAGAGTAACAGGTGCTCAGATTAAACAAGATGCAAGAACTTATATTTCTCGTATCTACAAGCGTGCCGGTACTTTATTTACAGAAGCTTCTCCTTTTGCTCAGCTTTTAAGCGTAATGAGTGAGATGAGCGAGTTGATTATGTTCTACGTGGAAGATTCTTTAGTAGAACAAAATATTTATACAGCTCAACAAGCCGAGTCTATTTATGGTATGTCAAGACTGACCGGCCATGATGCCACTAGAGGTTATGCCGCGTTCGGTGAAATTGATTTTAGATGGAAACCAGGTGCTGACTTTACTAAAATCGCAGGTACAGGTTTAACATTTGATGGCAGAGCTGTTATTAAATTTGACTCAAACGGTCTAAAATATACAGTACAAACTCCAAGAGAACGATTTAGAGTTGAGAAGAGTAATAAGAATAAATTTACATGTGAAATTATCCAAGGTGAATATGAGTCTCAAACTGTAACTGGAACTGGCGAGAATCTACAGTCTTTTAATATTAATGTTAGAGGTTTAACCGATCATAATAAGATTACAGTTTATGTAAACGGTGAAGTATGGACTAAACATGTTTCACTATATGACATGAACGCTAATGAGAAATCATACATAGTAAAGACTGGAATAAGCGGAGGTCTAGATCTTTATTTCGGTAACGGTTCGTTTGGTATGCCACCTGCAAATGGCGCTACGATTGAAGTTGAATATATCAAACACGATGGCGATAAGGGTAATTTAAGAGACGGTTCCGATCTAACTGTAAAATGGGAAACTGAAGGTGAAGACTCAATTGGTGAACTACATGATCTAAATGAGTTCTTTGACGTGACTGTAACTTCATCTCCGAAAATGGGAGCTGAACGCGAGTCGACTGAGTTTACAAAGATCCTAACACCACTTGCTAGCAAGTCATACGTGTTAGCCACTCCAGACAACTATGAGTACTTTCTTTCTAAGTACAATCAATATTCATATATTGATGCATATAACCGCACAGACGACCAGTATCTAGACGATGATAACGTAGTTTACATCTTTGCAATGCCAGACTTTAAGAGAAAACTGACTGCAAATATGGATTACTTCTCTCTACCACAACAAGAGATGTTCTTTACACAAAGTGAATATGATGCGATGTACCAGGTGATACAAAATTCAGGTCAGATGATGATGGCCGCTGAGGTTAAATTTGTAGAACCTGTCGTTAAGAAGTATAGTATGGATGTTGCTATCAGATATTTTGATGGCTTTAGCAAGCAAGAAATTGCAAACGATGTGAGATTGGCTATCTCAAACTATATGCTTAATATTACAAGAAGAGATAAACTGCCTAAGTCAGATATTGTCTATATCCTTGAAGAGATTGAGGGTATTGACTCTGTTAACGTAAGGTTCATCAGTCAGAAAGAAGAAGATGCACTTAGATTAGGTTACTACGAGACCGTAATAACTACTATTCAGCCACAAGAACCAGTTACCCTTGAGAATATCGGTAACGGTAAACAAAAGTATGTATTCTTTCAGAAGATTGAAGAGTCTAATCTAGTTAGAATTAATCCAGGCGACTCTATCCCAGATTCAGTTAGAGGCCTAGATCAATGGGGTGATATTATAATGGGCAAAGATGAAGTTGCTATTTTTAGAGGAGGCTGGTTAGACCGTGACGGCGATCTTGTTGATGATGATGTAAAATTAAATGAAGAGGCTGCACTAAGTATAAACTTTGATGAAGCTCCTGTGCCTAGAACGATTTACACTAGAGTACAGGCTGGAAATAGAAAAGCGTTATAATGGCAACACCGTTCAAAGATTTATTACAATATAAGCGCGTAAAGATTTACAACGTTGCAAAGCACCGTAAAGACTCTAGACTTAATACTGGATATGATTATAAGGATAAACTTTTTAACCTGATGACCTCTAAACATATTCAGAGAAATCAAGTAATTAAAGATTTTATGTTATTCCTTAATGATTATTTTTACAATATTATTAAGGGTGTTAAACATCTAAAAACGTTTAAAAACTATACTGTAGAAAAAGACGATACAAATGTACGATAAGCTAAGATTTTTTAAAGGGTTTGACTATGATATGAACATGGTCAAAAATGATAGCGGTATCTGGCAGGGTGTTGTCTATTTAGACGCAGTATCTGTTGGACTCTATGAAACTGCTAATATTTTCTTATTAGAGGAGACTGGTTATTACTATGCAGGTCAAACTACATCTGCAACAATGCCCGGTTTAATTCAACCAATTGAGAATTCAGTTGGTTCAAAGTTAGTTTGTAAGTGGATTGACGAAAAAGGATCTTCTAGCGATGTTTTTATCTACGGTGCAGAAATGAAGAATGGCCAACCTGTAGTTACACACCATAAAGAACTCACGTTAGATCCACAGCTACAGTCAGTTGCGCCTTATAATGTTGTTGATGGTGTTAAGTACTATGAGAAACTAGACTTTAAAAAGTTAAGCAATCAAGCACTGCAGTTAAATATAGCTTTAAGATCGGACACTGACGGGCCGCACAGACGAGTCCTAGGTATTTATGATGTGCTTAATGGAATTGAGACACAAGTCGCTCAGATTGTATTCTATGGCGAGGTGGTTGCCGAAGACGAAAGGCTTAAGACCTTACTACGAAATTTTGGAGCAACTCTAGATGAAGGTGACTTTTTACTCTTTAAAGAGCATGATATTTCGGAACAGAGCCCTGACTATAAACTATTAAACAGAAAGCGTAAAGAGCTCTTACTAGAGCTACATAATATTAAACCATTCGTTGGTACATATAAGGCAATCCTAAATGCGATTGACTTCTTTGGTTATAATAATATAACCCTTAAGGAATATTGGATGAACGTTGATAAGAGTAAATCTTCTTTTGGTAAACTTTTTGCAATTCCAGTGCCTAACTCTTCAGTGCGCGGTGAGATGTTGCGTAAGAAGTTAACAGTACAAATTCCTTCAAGTACAATGAAGAAGACTAGTCGCTTTAGCCTGGTCTATCGATTAAATGAGCCTAACGGTGGTGTTGACCAGTGGGATATTCCGACAGTAGATGAGGTCTTTGAATATACACCGGATGAAATCTTAATTAAGCTCTATGGTTTAAAGCAGAAGTTACAACGTGAGTATCTGCCGCTAAATACTAAGATTGTAGATATTACAGCTGAAGGTGATTACTTTACACAAAGAAGCATGAACGTATGGAACGTTCAAAATGAAATCGGCTTTATAAGTGAAGGACATAATATTAAATTTAAAGTTGCACCGGAAGGTAGAACACTTTTTATTGAAGATTTAGCCCTAGTGCTGCAAACAACATTAGATAAGAATAGTGCTGATTATCAGACATACTTGAGCTTTACGCCAGCTGATTTTGCAACTGCAACTACAGTTCAACTACAAGAGCTTGAAGACATCTATAATGATTTTTATGAGTACTACATTGAAAGAGATTTAAGAACTTTTAACAAGGATATTCAGGTTGGTTGTCCAGTTATCTTAGATGGTAGTGAATCCTTTAAGGACACATGGTACGATGCTGATTTTAACTGGAATGATGCAATTGACCCAAACCCTCAGCTCTTAATTACATGGGATGACTGGTGGAAACGTTGGGCATATGAAGTTGAATGGCTTGTAAACGGACCTAAAGGCTTTAACTTTGAAGTTCGTGGTGATATTGACAACTACCTAACAATGCCTATCATAGTGCCTTATGAAGGTAACTACACTGTTGAAATGCGAGTTTACGACCTGTTTGGACATCGTTCGCATTATAGAGAAAGAGATCTTTTCCAAGTTAAATTAAAGGATGTTGAACTCTATGGAATCTACCAGTGGTTAGATCCAGCAAGATGGAATGACAAAGGCTTAAACTGGGATAAATCAGGTGGCTATTGGAACAATGCACAGGACAGTAGTGTAACCGTAGACGAGGCTATTGCAAGTCTATATGATACTCTTGATAGATCTAATTATACACATGACGAAAGCCAAGGTATTAGGTTTTCAACAGTAAGAAGATACAAAGATCCATTAACTGAGGCTGGTTTTTCAGAGACTACAGGACCTTACCAATTTAATGAGTCTAGATTTAGATGGAGGGACACTGAACATCTTTCTTGGGATGCAACTAGAGTTGGTAGTGATTTAGCCGCCTCTTTTAAAGTTTATGATATAGCGTATGGCGATGAAATTTTAATTAACTTTAAAGACCCGAACACTGAAGTTATAACAACAGGTTCACATATAATTACAAGTCCAACACCAAGTTCACCTATTAATACTAGCGCGTATGAAGCAGAATGGGAAGCAATTAGAGATGAGTTAAATAACTCAACAGACCCGATCATTCAAAAGTTTAACTGGAACTCTGTTTTTCACGATACTAACGGTGATGGCTATGCTGATACATTCTTGTATATGTTAGCCGTTGGTAAAGAGTATTCTAAAAACTATGACTTTGAGAACGTTACTGTTACTGCAGCTGGAGCAAGTACAATATCAGTCGACGGTGAATTACATGTAGTTCATTACAATCCAGGCTTTGATGACACTAAGATTTTTAGAGAATATACTGAGGTTGAAAGATCAACTCACGTTACAATTGCAGCTGATGCTACTAACATGCCGGGTATTAAAAACCCAAAGTGGGGCATTGTAAACAGAAGCAACCCTGAAATAAATGATATATACTATGATAGTATGTGGTTAACCTATATATTCCAAGACCCAGGTGCTTACGAGATTACACTTGAGGTTGAAGATACTAACGGTAACCACAACTTCGTCAAACGTAATATGATAAATGTAAAATAATTAAACAAAAATGGCAAACATTACACAAATTTTAGGAACAGATTCTATCTCATCTTCTAGACCAGTTATTAACAGTAACTTTCAGTTGGTAAATGACGATATTGCTGATCTACAGGCACTTCTAGATCCTACAAATGCTACTATTCAGAATATTTCATCTGCGACAGTAGCTGCTTTAACAGTACTTAACGGTACAACAAACATTGCTACATTTACAACATCCGGTATTGATTTAGACGTTGATGTTGAATTTGCTGCAAGAACTACGATGGCCGGCGAGATTGTAAAGTCTGGTGTTGAAGGTAGCGCTGTATCTCCAACTGCAACATCAAATCCGGTTTCTTTAGCTGAATCATCGTATTTTGTAAATACAACATTCTTGTTACCAGCAGGTATCGAGGGTCAAGAAGTAACTATTATTAACGTTAATACTAGTGATGTTACAGTGGGTGTTCAAGCAGGACCAACACTAGGAGCAACTTCTATTAGCTTAGATGGACAGAACTCAACCGTAACATTAAGATATATCGGTACAGTTTGGTATGTGATCTCATCACATGCTGCAACTATATCATAAGTAATAAATTAAAAGAATATAAATGGCAACTCCGTTAGTTAGAATACCTCAACCAAGAGGCGGCACGATGTACGCTTTTGCGTCTTCTGCTAGAGATATGACTAGGGCGTTCAATAATCCTGACCTGAACTTTGAGTTTAGTCGTTATGCGTTATTGGATTTACCTGATTTTACACAATCCACAAATGGTGCAAATACAATTAACTTTGGTTTAAACCTTGTTAATGCATCTGGAAGTACCTATTCTGCTGGCGCGCCAAATATTGATTTTGCACAGACTTTTCAGAATTATGCATTAAACGCTGAAGAGCTCTTATTACAAGATGACGATTACGATCCAATAATTCTTCAGTCAGACGCTGAAAAATTATTCTTTAAATGGTTAAGCGTTCTAGGTGCGATTAGATTTAGAACTGCTGACTCAAACGAGGCTACTATTGGTGCTCTAACTGAAGAGAATAATTCTATTCAGACTGGTGCTGTTTATGATCGAGTAGTTAAGTATATTGGTACTATTGATGCTGAGAACGACATTGCTTATAAAGGTAATGCATACCATGAAGTTTATATTAATGTGCCAACTTCGGTAGGTTCGACACCTACTGTTCTTTTTCAGCCTAGACAATACAATACTACAGCAACTAAACTTTATGCTGATAATACAATTGAAGGCAGATCGGGTCAAAACCACCCAGATCCAAACATCAACCTATTCTCAGTTGTAGACACTTACGACGTAGGTACAGGTGAGGCCTATTACAACATTAATCCAAATGCAACCGATAGCGTACAAATTGTATTCAACGATACCTCATATGCTCAGATTGCAAATGTATCTGATGTTGAGAATTTATTAGACTTTGCTAAAACAGGTCAACAGTTTACTTTCAATGCCATTTTGGTTTACTATGACTTAGCTAGCGTTTCAAATCCTTCACAAAGAGCAACTAATCTATATGGTATTCTAATATTAGATGAGATTCAGTCTACCGGTGGAGCTGGTTCTAAGATACATGAGCAGATTAAATTTAAGCCAAATGAAGTTACAGGACTTAATGGTAACGCTTTTTCTTTAAAGCTAAATCTTAAGTTTAACTCTTCTTTAGATAACGTTGGCGTTGAGACCTCAGTAAATGACTTTACTACATTCTCAATGGATCTCTTTATGGATACGACTACAGCTCTAGAGAATGCAACCGAGTTGTTGGTGGAAGCTAACAGGAGATATGGTTATCTAGCAGAGAGATTAGATAGCGTAGAGAATCTGGTAGTTGGTAGTCAAGAGAACGATGAACTTGTTGCTAGAATAGCTGATGTTGAACAACAGATGCAAAATGCATCTCTGCAACTACAGGACTCAGACTCATTATTGCAGCTTATTACTAAAGCACATGACCGCATTAATTCAATGATTGACGGTACTATTCCTACTGAGATTCAGTATAACACTGATGTGATCTTTGCTGGTGCTGGTACGAGAATTGACAAGTCTAATCCTGAAAAGATTAAGATTATAAACGACGTAAACGGTTACTCTATTACGCCGGCTTTTAAGTGGGATCAAGTTGGTACTCCAACGTTGATTACTACAAGCAGTCCATTTGATGTTGGAGCAGGAGGTCAAGGCGCTCAAGCATTTGGTGTTTATGCTAAATTGTTAAACTACACGAATAGATTAAGCTTACAGAATTTGTTAACAAATGACCCTAATGATGACCTAGATATATACCTTGACGATGGTTCGTTTGCATGGAAAGCTGGTCAATTATTTAAGATCTCTTTCGATACAATAAACATGGGTGGTAACTCAATTAACATATATACAGGCCGCACTACTGAGTACGATAAGACGATTGCAACTCTACAGCCGGTACAGCTTATTAGCAATAAGCCATATATTGAGGTTGTGTGTATCGACCCTATAAACTACATTTTTGAAGTGGACATATTAAGATAAGATGAATACAAACAACTCAATTTCCAGCACAGTTAAGAAACTTCTCGAGATAAACACTAACTCGTTGAAGACCTTCGAACGTATAAACGAAGCGATTACAACCCAAGAGAAGAACGTGCCACTTGAAATCTTAAACGGTGAAGGTGGGACAACAACTGTTTATGTGCCTTCTTTTGGCTACATGAAACGCGAACTTGAACGTTTAAATACTAATCTTAAAGCCCTAAGTGGTCTTGGTAAAGGTAACACTAAAGTTAGGCTTTCAGATGGTTCTTATCAGAATGTAATTACATCTAGACTTAAGAGCCCGGCGAACGACATTAAAACTTTTATAAAGCCGGAGCAATTTAACGTAAAATCTAATTATTTCTTTGAGGATTTTTTAAATCCTCTATTAACAGTTTCATTCAACGTTACAAATCAAATACCAAGTGATACTGAGAGAGTTCTTGTAAAAAGAATTCTTTTTGATAGTACTAGTCAAGCCGCTGTTGACTTCTTTAATGAAAATTATTTAAACCAAGAAGAACTAAGCCACGATCAAGTAATTAGAGATATTGATAATAACAATATTTCTTATCAATTCGACGAAGAGCTTAGAGATATGCCTTATCAGAGTGTTCTTTACTTTGGTTCTTTCGATGTATTGGCAATTAATGATTCTAAGAGAACAGTTACAATTGACGGCCAAACTAAAAGAAAGGCAGTTAAAAGATATAGATTAGATAAACTAACATATACAGACTCTAACAAAGATGTTAAAGATACTGAAGTCTTAAAGGAAGGTGACGAACTTATCGTTAATACCGGTAAGATGACTACTAAATATAAGGCTACTCGTGTTGATAGTTCTACTAGAGAGGTCGAACTAGAGCTAATAGAAGGCTTTGAGGCTATTAGGATTGGCGCTAACGCACTTAAAATTTATAAGAATACAAACATTCAACTGAATGTAGATATTAACGTAGGGTTTAACGAACGCGTTCTAGTATTTGTTAAAGCAATTGATCCGGATTCTAAAATTTTAGCCGAAAATTGGTCACCTGGTGTTGGTTTTTATAGCAACGATCTAAATAGAGTTGATGAGGACGGAAATGTTATAACTCTTGCAGATTACTACAAAGAAGAAGTTGCTGACTTTGGTCAATTTATCAGAGCATTGAAAAACGATTCAATCCCACCTTCAACTGAAGGTATTACACCGGACGCTCCGGTTATTGATGCCGCAAACTTTAGTGTTGTACAGATAAATAGGCACTTAACTGACAACGATGCTGCTAACAAAATTAAACAGCTATCAAGAGATAAAGTTGCAGTAGAGGAAGCAATTAAAAAATTAGACGATACAATCGTCAAGAAGAGATCTGAAACATCAACTAAGAAATATACGTCACAGATTGAGTCTGATAAAGACAAGAATCAGTTGGCTAGCCTAATTGAACAGAGAACTTCTGAGACTAGACTTTATGGATCTATTGTAAACCAGATTCAAAGTCTTTCTTCAGATACTAATGTTACTAACGTAACTCCTAAATTTAGAATTAGAGGCTTTTGGTCTATTCCAGCAGATAAAAGGGTTGCTTCAACTACAGATCAAAGAGTTGTACAATTTGTTATTCAATACAGATACTTATCAACTAGCGGTAAAGCACCTGAAGTTTCTCAATTGTCATTCACAGAAGAAGCTCGAGAAAAAACAGCAGTCTTCTCAAATTGGAATGAAGTTAAAACACCAGTTAGAGAAAGAGCTAAAGACCTTGTGACTGGAAAGTTTGTATGGCAGGATTCTTTAATAGAGGATGGTCAGAAAGTTAACTTTAATCAACTTGATATTCCAATCCAACAAGGTGAAGTTGTTGAGTTTAGAATTAAGTCTGTTTCTGAAGCTGGTTTTCCAGCTAATCCAATCATGTCGGACTGGTCAGCTCCAATTACAATTACTTTCCCGGATGCCGAGTTAGATACAACTGATCTACAGGATATTGTTGATCTAAACAAGACCGAGCTTGCTAGTGTTAGGCTGACAGAAGAGTTAGACTCTAAAGGTGTTTACACTCATGTTGGTGATTCATTTACATCTAACGAGAGATATTACGCTCACGTTGCAACTAATCTAGCTTCAGGATTTTTATCACCTGAGCAAAAGCCAATCTCAGTTTATGATAAATTAGCTGAACTCCAGCAGAAAATCGAAGCGTTACAGCAACAGATTGATAATGCTAAAGGTGAACTTCTAGTTAAACTTGTTGCTGAAGACGGTACGGTAACTATTATTAACAAGAATACTAACAATAAGATCTTTGCAGGCTACTATGTAGATGAGGTTGCTGAAATCTCAATTAAGAAAGGTCATATTGTAACCAAGACGTTTAAACTTTTACTAGAGAATACTAAAGCAACACAGCTTGAATTAATTTCAAGAATTGCAGGTGAAAGAACAAAACCAGCATACAGATCTTCTGTGAGTGGTTCTATCGCTGGTATAAACAGCTTTGGTAACGTAACTAATGATCAAGGGGATAACGATGTTGATGATAAGATTGTATCAGACATTTATTATACAAGCAAAGGTAAGTATGACCTTGCTCCAATTCTTTACCAGAATTTAACAGGTGATGAACTTACAAGCTATGATCTACTACAACCAACCCCATATCAATCGGCACAAAGAAGAGGTCAATTTATATACTCAAGGTATATGGACATCGCTAACGTTCACTCTCTATATGCAGTGCATGCTGTAACATCTCAAAATACTTCAAGTACTAACTTTAGCTTCTATGAACATACTTTAAGTTATGGTACATTTGAAGGTGGTGATGCTAATTTCTTAGCGGCAGACGGAGACGCTGATTCAACTAACTACATTTGGGCAGGTTCTTTCGGTAGATACTGGTCTTCGCAGAACCAGTCTGCTCCAGTTGACTTCCAAGAATGGGCTGGCTATGACCCAGAAGCGGTTGATTGTACTGCAGTAAACAGCATTAACACGTCTACCTATAATAATGGTATCTTTATGCATAAAGACCATCCAGATATTGAGACGTTCTTTACTAGAACTTGGCCGCAGGCTGCATCAGATCCAAATGATATGTTGGATAGCGAACAGACTCAAGCATTACAGGCAATTGTAGACAGTGCTATCTACACAATGCCAATTACTGCCAATATTCCAAACGGGGCCTTGACAAGTACTCATCTAGGTTTATCGAATCTCGCGCTAAAACAATTAGGCTTTAGAGATACTAATACAATGATTAGTGCAGATAGAAGAACCTTTAAGATGTCCTTTGATGCTAACGATCAGTATTTATTAGGGGGGCGCTCGTGTGGTGCATTCTTATATATGTCGCCTATTAACTTATTATCACTTTCAGTTCATGGTGACAATGATCTTTCTAGAAAATACTTAAGTCAAGGTGAACGTAATGCAATTGCAGTTGATATTGTATTCCAGTACAGAATGACGGATTATGCTGGTAATGATAACACGACTGATATTGGTAATATTGCAGGCCTAAGAGGCTCTAGTGTTTCTAACCTTACTTATTCTAAGAAAATTGGCCTAGATGTATTTGATGAAGGCGACGAGCAATTCTCATTTGACTTAGAAGTATTCGCTAAGTATTCGGCAAAGGGTAGCAATATTAACTCGATTAAAGCTGCTCAGTTAGTTGCAAATACATCTGTGGGTAATGGTTTTTCGGCTGCATCTCCAATCTCACCACTAGGCTTTACTCTTTAATCTAGTTAAACTTGTTTATCTCAAGTTTCAGTCTATGATATATAGATTGCAGAAGCTATATAAAAAAGAAGGCAATAGATGGCATTACAATCAATTAACTTATATTATAAATGGGGAGTATCTAATCCGTGTACTGAAGGTGCGCAAGGTACGTTGGGTACTTTTTATTGGGATGATAATGATGGGTCTAGTGGTAGTTTAACCCCGAACTCTTTAGAAACTATTGTAGGTAATAGTAAACCGATTTATACGGATGTCTCGTTAGAAAATGTAGCCAGTACTGGCTGGTATGCTGGGTCTCCTTTTCCTAGTCAAAACTCAGTTGAAGTCTATGCATTTGATGGAGGCACTTGGGTTAACCAGGTAGAATGTACACCTTCAACTACAGCTTCAATTGTAGTTTACTATAAAGACCCTAATTTAATAGAACCAGGTGTAAATCCGGAAAATACAGATCCTTGTGAACCTGCAGTCAGTGCACAGCAAGTTACAATTTACTACGACTCAACAACAAATGGCGGCATCGGTTTTGGTTTAACATTAGAACAATTAATTAATAACGACGTTAACGTATATTCTGACTTTAGTTTATCTCAGCCTATAGAGGATGGTTGGTATGCTGATGATTATTTTCCTGATTCTGTTAACACTGTTAACGTTTATCTTTTTTTAGGAGGG